CGCACTTATCATTAAAAGACAAATAGCAACACTTAAGATAAGGACTCCCCTGAGCAAAGGCTTGTTCATTCTTCGGGTGTTTTAGGGATGATAGAAAAACCAACTACCGCTATACCCGAAATAACTAATAGCATGGGATTGGCACCATCAGCAATTAACATATAAAAACAAATAGCAATACCGACTAGGAGAATTCCTTTGAGCAAAGAGCCAACATACAATGATCCAATTTTTTTTGCGCTGTGTAACAAAGCCCAAAAATAACAAATAATAATAAATACAAAAATGGCAGTACTGAAAGTATTAAATATATCAATGGAGAACATTAACAAATTATAACACCTTCAAAAAATGACTAAAACAACTGAAGAGTATTTAAGTCAGATCAAATATGCAGAGCATAGAAATGTGACCAAAGGTTACATAAGTCGAATGGTTAAAGAAGGACGTTTGCATCTCATAAAAGGCAAGTTGAATGTTGCAATGAGTGATGCAGAATTGGATAACAAAACTAATAATGATAAGGCTCCAAATTATTGGAGTGAAAAAGCATTACATGAAAAAGCAAAACGTGAACTTGCAGAACTGGACTTAAAGCTAAAACAAGATCAGCTTGTAGAAGTTGATCAAGTAGGACTCCACCTAGATTTAATATTTTCCGCAGTCCGACAACGCCTACTAGCTACTCCAAGCAAGATTGCTCCTTTGGTTCATGCGGAAGAATCAGTTGGTGGTGCTCGTATTGTATTAGAGTCGGCAGTTTTTGAGGTATTAAGTGAGCTATCCCAATTTATCCCCGTTGAACCGAAGACTGCGAAAGTCAATAAAACGACTAAAGCCACCTCCAAAGCAAACGGTCAGCGAATGGGCGGTTAAAAATAGAATATTAAGTTCCGAAGCTTCTGCGGAATCGGGCAAATACAATTTAGCCCGTGCTCCTTTTCAAAAAGGATGGCAAGACGCAATTAGTGATCCAAGAATCCACACGATAATTGGAATGACTTCGGCACAGGTTGGAAAGACTGAAACGTTTCTAAATAATCCTGTCGGTTATTTCATTGCACAAGACCCTGCACCTATATTGGTTATTCAACCAACTTTAGAAATGGCACAAACATGGTCGAAGGATCGGTTTGCTCCAATGCTAAGAGATTCACCTGCGTTAAAAGACTTGGTTCAAGATCCAAGAGCAAGAAGTTCTAACAATACAATCCTTCATAAAACATTTGCAGGTGGTCATATCACTATGGCGGGAGCGAATAGTGCAAGCTCACTTGCATCACGCCCAATTCGTATTGTCTTCTTGGATGAAGTAGATCGGTTCCCAACATCAGCGGGAACGGAAGGTGATCCTATAGCACTAGCCAAGAAAAGAACGACAACATTCTGGAACCGTAAGATCATTATGACTTCAACACCAACTGTTAAAGGTGCAAGTCGAATAGAACAAGCGTTTTTAGAATCTGATCAAAGAAAATATTATGTTCCTTGTCCTAAGTGTGGTGAGTTTCAAATATTAATGTGGTCAAACATTAGATGGGATCAAGATGAAAACCAGAAGCATCTTCCAGATACCGCTCATTATGTTTGTGATCATTGTGAATATAAAATGAAAGAGTCTGATAAAAGTCGTTTGTTGTTAGGTGGTGAATGGCGTGCTACTGAAGAATCAAATGGTATTGCAGGATTTTGGATTAATGAGATTTATAGTCCGTGGGTTTCTTGGGCCGAAATGGTTAGCAACTTCTTAGAAGCAAAGAAATATCCAGAAACATTAAAAGTTTTTACCAATACTGCATTAGGTGAGAGTTGGGAAGAGCAAGGACATACGGTTGAAGGTGATCCATTACTTAGAAGGCGTGAGCTATATCCATATGATGCACCCGAAGGTGTTCTAGTTATTACTTGTGCGGTGGATGTTCAGGGAGATCGATTGGAATTAGAGTTTAGAGGTTGGGGTATTGGCGAGGAAACTTGGGGGCTGTCTTATGAAGTATTGGCGGGTGATCCATCAACCAAAGCTCTTTGGGATACATTAGATCAACATTTAGAACGAACCTTTACGCATCCATCTGGTCAGAAGTTAAAAGCAGTATGTGTCACAGTGGATAGTGGTCATCACACTCAAGCAGTTTATGATTTCTGTAAAAGGAAACAACCAAGTCGAGTTTATCCAGTAAAGGGCGCAAGCACTAGAGGAGTTCCTATCGTTTCTCGAATGAGCGTGGATAAAAGAACTAACGTGCGTTTTTATCTAATTGGCACAGATACGGCAAAAGAATCTGTATTCTCACGGTTGCAGATAGATGACGTTGGTGAAGGTTATTGCCACTTCCCTATTCATTATGATGAAGAATATTTCAAGATGCTCACGGCTGAACATTGTGTAACCAGATTTCATAAAGGTGTGGCAAGAAGAGAGTGGGTTTTAAAGAAGGGACAGCAAAGGAATGAAGCTCTTGATATATTTGTTTATAACTTTGTTGCTTTAAAGATTCTTAATCCTAACTTTGAAGTATTGGAAAAGAATATGGCAGGGGTAGAGGTGAAGCCATTGAAGAAGGTCAATAAACACTATAAAATAAGGCGAGAAGGAAGTTTTGTTAGTGGCTTTAAATGAGGAGCAAACAATGAAAACGCTGTTAATGTTTCTATCGGTTGCGATCCTGAGTGGTTGTGGAGGTGGTCTTGTAACTCATATGAATAAAGATTCAGTTTCTATTCAATGGGATGGATTAACTTCAGACCTTGAAAGTGTGACAAAGCAAGCACAAGAAAAGTGTGCTGTTTTTGGTAGAAAGGCTGTGTTCGTTGTTGATGATGGTGTTTACTCTTTTGGTAGGCGTTTGGCAAACTTTAAATGCGTGGTATCGCAAAAGAAGATTACCGGAAAAACTCTCAATGATTATCGATAAGTACACAAAGTTACGATGGGAGGAGAACAAAAAGAGGACGGGCTTCGGAGGATACAATTATGTCGCCTATTGAAATAATAAATCTTGGTACGGTCGGATGCATTGTACTGGCGATTATTTATTATTTTTTTAATAAAAGATTGTGAGGTTGCTAAATAATATGAGCAATATTCACTCCGTAGTTTTAATAGTCGCTCTTTGGGCTATTTATTTGGTTTTTATTTCCCTATTCAAGAAGAGGATTAAAGGAAAAAACAAACCTCGCCATACTTGGAAAAGGAAAGACTAATGAGCAATATGATAGATATTAACTTTACTTGTGGTGGTTTCCTCTGCTCCTATTACATAATTTTTGTGGTCGTTGGTTTTTTCACTTTATGGGTACTTTTTTCATTAATTGATAAATCAAAAACAAGGAAGAAAAGAACGAAAAGCAAGAAGACAAAAGATTTCGATGCTATCTATTAGTGTCTGTCTTTAAAGGGTATCAATTAATCAGTAACTACCAATGAGCAATAAAGAGATTATTATTTTAGTAATTCTTGGTTGCCTTGTGGTTTGGGGAACCTATAGCCTTGGCGGTTGGCTTGTTAGTGATTTTAAATGTTGCGATTGATAACGCACTCCCGCTTGGGATAGATAAATCCAACTCATTATTTTGATCATCTAATAACAAGGGGTTGCAAAACCCTAAAGTTGTATATACCATTTTCATAGAAGTGTAAGTTTCGACCTGATAGCAACCAAGCCGAATGATCAAAAGCCGAATGCCCTTTTAGGGGGTCTTCGGTTTTTTTTGTAACGGATATAAATCCACCCTCCGCTTCCGTCATTATAAATATGCTAGCCACACCAGCGCTTTTAAAGATTTTAACAGCTACTGGAAAATCTTTTGCTTCTTCAATGCTGTTAAAAGTTTTGTAACCTGACTCGAGAATCTTTTTGTTTACACTAAATTTTAAAGCATGTTCGTTTGGAGTTGTATTAACAGTTACTGAGATGGGTTTATCCTTTAAAGGATGTATAGACATAGGTTAACCTCCTATCAACAACTTTAGGGTTTTGCATGAATTAAATAGACTACATTCACATGCTGGGGCTGGGGGTAATGATTATTGGCCTTGTGTCGGGACTGCTGTT